TTATATGAAGATGTATATCCTATTCTATGCAGTACGGACGGCTTTGCCGTCCTAGCGACGAAGTCGCATAAAAAGAAATCTATAACCGCATTGGATTGGTCTAAAATAACAGAATTAATTATCTTGTCTCTATTTGTATTACAGCCACCGAGAAGAATATTGGATTATATGATAATGTATATCGTACAGAAATTACCTAAGCAGATGGATACAGAAATAAATTATCTATCATTATCAACGAATACATTTTATTTCAACAACTATAAGACATCGGGAACATACAAGACGCAAGAGGTACCTGTATCTGATAGACTACAAGAAATATTAGAATGCTATATTAAAATACATCCATTGAAGATAACAGCAAAGACTGGTATACCACTTCTATGTAATTATGAAGGAAATCCATTTTCTACATCGAACCAAATCACAAAAATATTAAACAAAATATTTATGAGATACACTGGTAAAAAGATTTCAATCAATCTACTCCGTAATATATTTTTAACGGATAAGTTCAAGCCACAGAATGATAAGTTAAACGATACCGCATATGATATGGGTACCTCAGCAAGTATGATACAGTCAACATATATAAAAAATGATTAAAATCTATACAAGTAATATATGACTAAATACGACGAATTACTAAAATATTCTAATCCCGAAATCGTTGCGCAACGATTAGAAGAATACCTGCCAGGGACACAGTTGTATATTTCAACTCGTAAAGATAAGAAGTATATGCTACACCGGCCAGACGGTAGTTGGTCGCACTTCGGTCAACTTGGATATGAAGATTTCACTCGTCATGGAGACCCAGTTCGAAGAGAACGATATCTAAAAAGAGCAATGGCCATCCGTGGGGATTGGAGGAAAGACGAATACAGTCCCAATTCTTTATCTATTTTGCTTTTGTGGTGAATGTTAATGGACGGTCCATTTTGAACTTGACATAATCAAGAACCAATATATCACTAGGCATTTCTGTTTCGTTCTCTTGCTTTTCTATCATCTTAACAAAGTCCTTCAATGCATAACCCATGCGAGCCGTTTCGATACGCAAAATTACCCAACGGGCACAAGTTGCTACATCATCTGACTTGGATTGGAATTTATATTTATTACTGATGACTGTAAAGCCTTCTGACTTTTTAATTAAGTTTGATAAATATCTTGTTGATTGTCCTAGTAGTCTTTCGATACTATCGGGTATATATTTCCATTCGCTATCAATACCAATACCATAACTGTTGAAGCATTCAATAATATGTTTCATTCTAATAACACAAACCCAGTGGCCAGTGTTGCGATTAGTCTCTAGCAAAATTATTTTATAATCAAATGGTAATGGTAATAATTCTTCAAGACTGTTATAATCTTTCAACTGACTATATTTAATAATTTGTTCAGGTCCGCAGTTAAGGCAATCCATGATATCGTAATTAGAACCAAAGTATCCAAGGTTGTGGTGTAAGTTATTCAAATATGTTTGCTTATTCATTATATATATAGATTAGATTATTTATGCGTAATATGGAACGAGGTCGGACATTTCAAAGTCATCTTCGTTCTTAATCGGTCTTCTTCCAGTTATTTCATCATATCGTTCATATATATAATTTTTATCTAAAGGAGACATCCTACACGCGTGATATAATCGATTACATTGTTTATCAAATCTGGTTTTATCAGTAATATTCATATGTTCATATAGTACATGTTCACCGTGTCCAATTAAATCATACGCAACACATACCTGTACCTTTTCAAATAATTCATCCATTTATATATTACTATATATTATCAAGTGTATCTAAACGAATAATAATATATACATATGTATATGCCTACACCAATAGACACTGAATTATATGAACAAGTAAAAAATAAAATATATACTATATACAAAAAACCATCTGCCTATCGTTCTGGGGCATTAGTGAAAGAATACAAACGATTAGGGGGAAGATACCTGGAAGATGGTAAACCAAAAGATTTGAAAAATTGGTTCAAAGAAAAATGGAGAGATGTAGGAGGATTACCCTATCCTGTGTACAGACCTACGAAACGAGTAAATACAAATACACCTCTTACAGTGAAAGAAATAGACCCGAAAAACCTATTAGACCAAATCGCATTAAAGCAGATATACACCGGTTATAAAAACTTACCTCCATTTATACCTAAATAAAATAGCAATCCACCTGTGGGGAAGCATAATACGGCATTTAGGTCTATCCACCGTGGATAGATTTTAAAATCTATTCTACCTAGATAGATGTAGCATAAAATCTAAATGTTTATATGAAATTCATATGACCCCATATATTTTGGGTATATTCAAGGATATTTTATAGTTGTATTATATAAATGAAGAAGCAATCCAAAGATATCAAGATGCTACCTAATCAAATCAAGCAGAAGAAGAGAGCACTGTTCGACCATGAGTATATAGATGTGTATGCGATTAATGCCAACTCCATTGATAGCCTACCTGTCCCAGTGCAGTTTACACAAACTCGTTCACTTCCATTCTTATACAAGCCAGAGGATTATTATCTATCTGTTGTGAGATTTCAAATTGACACCAACTCCTTACCGGTCTTCAACTGCATCATCCAGTTCAATCAACCTAATATTAATTTGAGCATTTACTCGATCACCTTATCATGGACTAACCCTGTTGCCCCATTCCAACAATTTAACCAACAAGCATTTATATCGTGGTTGCCTCAGGATCTAGCATCTCCAATTCCTAGACCACCTTCATTAACAGGAAACGGGTTTCAAGATGATAGTGGAGGATACTACTACTGTTATAATTATAGTTATTTTATTCAAATTGTTAACAATGCATTGAGTAGTGCTTACATCGGGTTAAACAATCAAGTAGTGTTTGCAGGCTTAGCATTACCAACATTGATTGCCCCAGTGATGACATGGAACAACGACAGCAATATAGCCGTTCTAAATGCGGATATTTTAGGATATAATCAAACCTCAGCCAATCACATCAAAATATTTATGAACTTACCACTGTATCAATTATTCAACTCTATGCCAGCATACATTCAACCATTCCCAGCCCTTTTAGGAAAGAATTTTCTTATTGATATGGATAACTTTGGGAACAGCCAGGTCACTCCGTTTCCGTTCTATCTGCCTACATACAACGCTCTACAAGTGTTCCAAGAACAGACTGCAGTAAATATCTGGTCTCCAGTGACAAGTATAGTATTTACATCCAACACTCTACCAATCAACAGTACTAATGTGTGCCAGCCTTGCATCTTCGTGAATGGTGTATCCACAAATAATAATGGAAACAATAGTGGCATAGAGCAGGTCATAACAGATTTTCAAGCAGAGAACAACATCTATAAGAATAGTTGTTTGTATATTCCAAGTGGAGAGAACAGATATGTCGATTTGATGGGAACCACTCCTCTGTACACGATTGACATCAATATGTTTTGGAAAAATAAGATTGGGATCTTATATCCGTTTAGGCTGTCAGTAGGATGTGCCGCAAGTATTAAGGTTCTTTTTGAAAGGAAAGAATTAATCACAGGAATTATTGAGGAACCTATTTAAGGATTAATTAAGCAAGTAGTTAAAATTATTTTCTATGAAGTATATATATGTCCAGTTCATTTAAGAGTGTGCTCATTCAAGAAAGCGCTATTGCAGATTTAACCAGTGAAGAAACCTTTGCAGTCTATTCTGGGGCAAGTGAGAAGACACTCCAAAAATTCTTGGCCACCTCCGCAAGCAACAACTCTATTATTTGGAATATCCAAGTTCCCAGTGAAAGCATTGTAGTATCTAGGCATCCTCTACTCGAATCTGATATTAATTTTACTATTAGCATTACTAACCCAGTACCAAATGGTCAGTTGGCTCTCAATTATGGCTCGACTGATGCTCTTCAGGCATTTCCCCTTCAATCTCTATTTACCAACTACAGTGTGATGGTTAACAATACTTCTATTACTACCAATCTTCAAGATGTTCTGCCTCAGGTTATGCAAATGTATGACAAGAGAGTTCTTACCCGATACAACTCTACTACTCCCGCTCTTCCAGACAACTCATTCGGTCTTTACTCATCTGCCGTTGGAACCAACAACAACCCTTTAGGAAGTGTTTATGATATGTGCTATGATACCGATTTTGGCCCTCGTGGATCATTCAAATTAAACGGCTTGTATCCGGCACGCTTCGTTGGAGGTGTGTATCAAGATAATTCTCTATTATCCACGGGTGTGGCCAATGAGACCTGGAGGGTGTATGTATTCTGCACTGTTGCTGAGCCTTGCCTTGCTCTTTCCCCCTTTGTGGACATTGGCAGTGATAACGCATCTGGATTGCTTGGTGTGAACACTATTACAATGACCTGCAATGTAGATACTACTTGCCGAAGATTATGGTCTACGGCCAACACAACTGTTGCCGCTGGTGTTATTTCATCTTTCATCACCGGAATTACCCTTGGAACTGCTGGGGCACCAGTGGGGGCTGGAGTGCCATCGACTTCATCTGTTGGATTTGAAAACACTTATATGCTTATGGAGTTCCTTTCTCTTCAACCATCACAAGCATCACAATTGTCCTCTAAATGTGTTGTAGGATATATGGATTATCCTAGGTACATTACTCCATCAAGCAACTTGGCCACCATCACGGCTGGAGCATCTACTTCCCTAACTTCTCAAAATATTCAACTTAACAGTGTCCCAGATTTGTTTATTATCTGTGTTCGTCAACAAATGTCTACTCAACAATGGTACAACACTTCAGGATTTCTTACCATTAATAGCGTGTCTATTTCTTTCAATAACAAGAGTGGTGTGTTGGCATCTGCTAATCAACAACAGTTGTTTGGATTAACTTCAAAGAATGGTGCTTGTCAATCTTGGCAGGAGTTTTCTGGTGGATACTACGGTAATGCTGTGTCCGGTGCGGGTGTG